TTATATTTGGTTTTTCTTCATTTGATTGCATTGATATTTTTGGCTTAATCTCATTTACAATCTTTTTTAAACGAGATCCAAAGCCTTTTGCATATAAATCTTTAGCCCCGTCAGATAAATTGCCATTATGATTTTTCCAACAATAAGCAATAAAAGGGCTTATTTGTTTTTCGTGTGGATAAATTGTTCCAGTTGAAAAAAGATACATTAATCCATCTTCTTTGTAAACATAACCAGAATGCGGGCTTTCTGAACCGTGTCTTTTTATTACGTACTTTTTATTATGGTTTGCAACTATTGAAAAATCACTACCTATAATTTCAAAAATATCAGTTTTTTGATTAAAGTCATCCCAGCACGCTATTTCATTTTCTTGGTATTCTTGTTTTTTCTTTACTGGCTCAATAGGTAATTCATTTACATAGTTGTAAGTTCTTGAGCAACTCCATAAAATTTCTCTGTCTTCTTCTGAAATTTCTTTGATTTCGTGATAATTTATTTTTGACAAAGTGTCATCATAAGCGATAACCATTCCTCCAATACCACGGCTTTCTATTAATGCTTCTGGGTTGCCTTTAAGTTTGGCTATCTTAGTATTTCCTTTTAACGTTTTGCATCGATAAAGAATATGATAGCCTTTGTTTAAGGTTTTTTTAATTACAAATTTCTTTTCAAAGTCATCAATATTATCAGTTAAAAATCCTAAATACTCATCCCAAAATTCTTTTTGTTCTTTTAAAGTTGACAAAGTTTTGCAGTCGATATCTATAACCTCGAGGTTATTATATCCAGTCACAAGTCCAAATTTAGGGCTGGTTAATTGTTCAATTTCCTCTGGGGTTCTTGCTGTTGTTTGTGCGTTTTTCCAAGCCCCAATAGGTGCTTTATTTTCTGCACAAGGGATAACCGAAAAGCCGTTTTCAGCTAACTTTTTTAAATAATGCTTTTCCATTATTTAATAGTTCCATTAAATGTATAGAAAAATACATCTTTGTTTTTTCCAATAAATTCAAAGCAAGCTTCACCTTCAAAAATATCAGAATAAGGAATCATTACATTTATTTCAATTTTATTGTTTACCGATAAATCAGTATTAATTTTATTGAATAATGCTTTGTGTAGTTGGCTTGAATTTTTGTAATTTTCTGACGGTTCATTGTCAAAAACTTGGTCAAAGTAATCCTTGTTGGTAATAAAAATTTTCATAATGTATAAATAAATTAAATTGAAAAACCCATAATCGTTTGGCTTTAGTGGATAACGCCTCCCGATTATGGGTTAAAGATTTTTAGTTTATAAAAGTATCCACTCTTTTACATAAGCAAATATAACAATTTTATTCCAATCTACATCAATATCTTATTAAAAAAACTCATTCCTTTTTCTTTAACAATTTCTTTATTATCATAAAACCGCTTAGCAAAATCACTAAACAAAACCAATTCAGATATATCCATTTTGCCAATAGTTTCAGCTAATTCAGCAGTTTTTTGACAAATGTTTATTGACATTTCTGGGTCTATTTTATAGATTTTGTTGTATTCCATTGAGGGGTCTTTTTCAGATGCTTTTCTTAATGCGTTTGCAGCTTGTTTTATTTCGCGTTTTATCGGGTATTGATCGATAAATTCGCATAAAACTTGTAGTTGGAACGTTAATTAAATTCCATTTTTTAGTGGGTTTTTCATAATTAAAATAATTTTTGTTGCGCAACGTGATATCCATTAATAATTCCATATAAATATGCTATTACCACCTCTTTTTTACCACTTGCTGAAAATTGCTGTCTTGCTTGATAATGAGAGTTTCCATTTTTATCTAATACTTCGTGAAATAAAGTGTAAAATTTAACTTCTTTTTTCTTATGAAATATTGATTTTCTTTCATAATAATTATGTGATGAAATCATTAAAGATTTATCACACTGTAAAGCTTCTTTAAGTAAATTATTTATTTCTTTATCTTTTACGACTCTTTTACTTTTTCTGTCTTCATCAGTAATGTACATATAACATCCCATAATTTCTCTAATTAATTCTTTAATAAATCTCTAATAAACTCTAATTAAATATATTTTTCATTCCTATTATTAACTCAGTTTTTCCTTTATATCCTTTTTCAAAATGAAAGTTTCCAACACTAAAACCAAATGGAAAACCAATTAAATTTCCGCTTCCGTAAATAATAATGCTTTTTATTCCTCCATAATTATTAATCATATCCATAATTAATTGACGTTGAAATACTTTATTTGTAGGGACTAAAAAAGAAACATTATCTGATATTTGAAATGAATGTCTTAAAAAATCTTCAAAAATAGAATAAGGCGGGTTTCCAATTATCCAATCTACTTTTTTTTCGTAATGCAAAAAATCTTTATTTTCCTGAAGTTCACAATAATCAGAATCAATTGGCATAAATTTTAAAAACGCTCCATCACCTTTACAGGGATCTAAACATTTGCCTGCAGGTTTTAGAAATTCAATTATATTTTTAGAAACATAATCAGGCGTATAAACTACATCGCCTTCTAAAACATTTGCTTCGAATAATTTTAATATATCATTCATAATTTCTCAAATATTCTTCTCACAAAATAACCCCTTACAATTGATACTAAAAAGAATACCAAAGTAATAATTAAGTTTTGCGAAAATGTTACAGGAATACCCATCATTGGGTATAAAATAATCTGTATTAATATCGATGTTCCAAGACCTATAATGGTTTGTATTATGCTCTCGATTAAGCTTTTGTGTTTAGTTTGTTTCATAACTACTATGTTCTTTTGTTAATTCTTTCAATACTTCCATCACAACCGCAACATCCTTTACTTTCTTAAATTGTGCTGCAAATATACCTGCATCTTTCATATATGTATTTGTCGATGTGCATTTTAATTGTTCGTGACCCAACGCGCTAAATTTAACATAATAAATTGTTTGCGGTTTTATTGGAAGTCCTGTTTTTTTTAGAGTCATGATTGATTCATTTTACTTTCATAAATATAATACGTTTCAATTGTTTTCATTGGATAATATTTAGTAAATGATTTTTCTTTTTGCGAAGTTTCAAATAATTTTAATATTAGATTAAACGATTTTTCGTTATAGTAATTTAAGCCTTTTTTTGTGCTTTCTGGACTTAATTTTAAGGTCCTTATTTTATCGTAAACCGTAACGGAACTAAATCCTGTAATAGCTGCGATTTGCTTAACTGTGTATGTATTGGTTGACTTCATAATTTATTCCCACAAGTTTTACAGTGTTCAATTTCAAACTTCAAAAAGAAGTGCTCGCGTTCTAATTTAAAATATCGTTCAACGTCTCCAAAATATCGACTTGCATTTTTTAAATCTATGTTTGGATTGTTTTTCTGTAAACGCTCTAATTTTTTTTCAATTGAGCGAAGTTTTTGTTTAGCCGTCATAACTTCACCCCTATTTTAACAAATCCACTATTTCGCATTTCACTAGACTCTCCATAAAATTCAAAGTCACCTCTTTTATCCCGTGTCATTCGAATACCAAGCACTAACGAACCAATAACATAATCAATTCCTATTTCAGTTCCAAGCGTTGGATATCCATTACCACCACGCGAAATAATACCCGCGCGCAACCCGGCATAATATCTTATTTGTTCCCACATCCCGGAAGTAAAATTCAAACCGGCCGCACCAATAAAATCTACATATCCACCCTCTAAAGCCGCAAATGATGTTATGGAAGCGCGTGTATACACAAGTCCAACATACTCAATCTCAATTCCCGCGTTAAATCCGTTCTCCTGAATTGACGCGCTTGGATCAATTACAACCGCAAAGCTAAACGAGTCAACTCGATTCAATCTAAAATTACTTTGAGCATTGCTTTTACATGTTATTGCTATTGTAACTATCGCTACAATTAGCCAGAATTTTGTGTTGTTGTTCATAATATTGTATTTTTAGTTATTTCTTTTAATGCTTTTTGATAAGCATTATGCGCATCAATTTCGTTTATATATAATCCTAAATATTTTTGAGTTCCATTTTCTCTTATTTTAGCACACCACTTATTTAGTTTTTTATCTAAACACACGCCTACGTATTTTGAAGTGCTTTTTATATGTTTTCGATTTGTATTTTCTCTAGCTGAAACAATTTCTAAATTACTTTCGTGATTATTAAGTTTATTAAAATCTTTATGATTTATAACTAAATTGTATCCACTTGGTTTATGTTCTAAAAATGCAATTGATACCAATTGATGAATTGTTTTGCTTTTAGAGCATTGTGTTTTTTTGTACAAGCAAACAAAATAATATCCAAAATTATTAATACTTGGTTTTAATAATTTTTCAGTAACTTTATAATTCTTACCATTTTTTTGAATAATATTTCTTTCTAAAGATTTAACGTTGCCAAAATTACTAACCTGATAATATTCAAAACCTTCAATATTTTTCCAAATTTCAATCATATCTTTTCAAGTTTAAATTCAATTGTTAATTTATACCCTTCTTTGTTTGCGATTTCTTGTAATTTTTCGTTACAAATGTTTCTAATTCCTCTTTGCCATTCACTAACTCGCTGGTATGGTATTTCGTGACGTGATGCAAATTCTTTGATAGTTCCGCAACCTGATAATTGTATTAGATTGCGGATAGTTTGTTGTTTTGTCATATTATTTTAAATAAATTACATAATAATTGTCAGCATTTAATTTTTTTTCATTCATATAGTTCCAAAACATCAATTCTACATCTTTTTTATTTTTATAAAAAAACGTATCTATTTCGGTTTCTTCAATCATCACTTTTGTTTCTCCAAAAATAGTATGCTGTAATTTTTCAGACGGAGTAATCAAATTTAAAAGTAACCCATTTTCAAAATAAAGTGTTTTTGTAATTCTTTCTATTAAAATTGCTTTTTTCATAATTTATATTTTTTTAGTGATTTTCAATATTCAAAGATACACAATAAACACATTGTGCGTGTATTTAATATGTTAAAGTTTTGTTAAATAAAAAACCCAAATCTTTCGAAATGGGTTTTTGTGGGGTTTTAGAATGTACTTGTCTTTTCAATTTTCCAACCCTTAATAGTATTGAAATAAATATCTTTGCCTTCTGGATTTACCCACTTCCGGCCAGCGATATTAATTGATACTTTAACATCGTCACCAACTACAACCGCATTTAATAAATCACAATTGTTTTGTTGAAATTCAATATTTACAAATTGTGGATATTGACTACTCAATTCAGTTTGCAATATTAACGACTGTTTTTTGAAAGTTCCTTTTTCTTCTACTTCTTGAATTACTTCAATTTTTCCTTCTAAGATCATAATGTTTGTTGTTTATAGATTATTTACTTGTGTTTGTGACCATTTTTTAAACGCTTCGAATTTTGCTATAATATCCAAAGTAGTTTCATTATTTACTGTTGTAGTTGGCAATTCAAAAGACTCTACCCAAATGGATAATTGTTTTTTAACGGGTGCTTTGGCCGCTAAAATAGCCGCTTTTTTGTCCGCTTCAATCTTTGCTAAACGTTCATTTTCGGCTTTGGTTTCAGCATCTTTTTTAGCTTGTAATTCGGATTCTAATTTTTCACGTGCAATTCTTTCAACTTCTAATTTTGCATCATTTTCAGTCTTAATTTTAGCTTCTTTCTCGGCTTGTAATTTACGTTCTTTTTGTAGTTCAGCTTCTTTTAATTCAGCTTCTTTTTGTAAACGCTCATTTTCAACACGTATTTTTTTGTTTTCAATTTCTGCTAAACGTTGTTTTTCAATTTCAACTAAACGCTCATTTTCAATCCTGATCGCTTCCTGTTTTTCGGCTTCGATTCTTTCATTGTAACGTGTTTTTTTACCTAAAACGTAATCGTCAAAATCTTCATCGTTAAAATCTGAAAAATCCAAACCAGCAACATCATCAACGTACAGACATATAATTTCAATACGTTTAGCGTTAAGCTTCGCTTTTGCTTCTTTTTCCAAGTTCTCAAAATACTTTTCTCCTTCCAAAAGTTTAGATTCCATTTCCTCATTAATCAAAACTTCTTTGTTTTTTACGGCATCAACAAAACGACCTCCAGCCAAATAAAATGCTTTATTTGTTTTGTGCCATTTCTCAATACCCTGCGTTCTATTCTTTACAATTTTTAAACGCAATTCTTTAAATATAGGCAAAGTTTCTGCGTTAATTGGTAATTCAATAACATCGATGTATGCGTTTTTCAATACTTTCCTTTCGGCCAATGTTACAGATAAACCGCTTACCATTTCAGTTGCTTTTGCAATTTCAAGCCCGAACGTTTCAGGCTTTATTTCTTCCGTAAATTCTAACGGGATAAATGTTTCTTGATTTTCGTGTAAATCCCATTCTGTTTGCTGTTCTGCTAAATCTTTGCTCATAATTATACTGTTTTTAATTCAATTAATTTTTCCTCTAACGTCAAAACATGCGCACTTGTAGCGTTCAATTTTCCTTCTTCAATCATATTCAAAACCTCGCCTAATCTTTCAACGGTTGCCGTGTCAATTAGTTTTTTGTGTTGAGAATTATTCATTGTAGGTACATTTTCGACAATTTCAACGTGCGGAATATCTTGAGTAATTTCTTGTTGTGGCATTTCGTCACTTGTGTATGGCATACCTCCTAATTCGTCAGAAAAACACAATCTAAAAGCCTGTGAGATACCTACTTTTTTAGTCATAAAGTTTGCTTTTTCCCAAAATTTAGTAACCGCTCCGGCTTTAGTTTTTTGCACACATTCATTATAAAAAACTTCCCAAATAAATGGATGTTGACGGTCTTTTCTGAATATAGTAACAGTTGCTTTTAAATCTCCATTTTCAACTGTTCCGGACGTAGTCGCATTCCATCCGTCTAATTGTCCTGATCTTTCAGCTCTTTTAATATAAACCTCATAACCTGTAATAATGGCAAATTGTTTATATTGACCCTCTCCATAAACCGTACAAAATATTTCACGTTTAAAAGGATTTAAACCAAACGTTTTTGAGATATTAAGAAATTGTAATTTCTCTTTTTCGTCTAATTTTGGAGCGATTCCCATAACATCTAAGTACTCAATAAGTACTTTGTCGCTAACTTGTTCTGTTGTTGTAATCTCGTTTTTCATAATTAATTGTTTTTATTTGTTATTTTTTTTCTACACTCCAAAACAAACCTAAATCAATAGATTGTTTAATTGTTTTAATTGTCCAGCTAAAATAAAAAGCACTTGAATTTGTTCTAGATCTCCAAAATATACTTTTATCATTATTTATAACTTGCCAAAATTCGTCTAAAGTTTCTATTTGTTTTTTTAATATAAAATTCTTTGATGCTTTTTCCCCGGCTTTCATAATTAATATTTATTTAAAATGTTATTTTTTTCTGTACTTTCTTCATAACTCAAAAAACCAAAAGTTTTAAAACTTTCTTCAATTTCTTTTAACTTAATCAGATCCGATTTTTGCGACTGGATACGTTTTAATAAATCTTGATTCCAGTCTTGTTGTTGTTCTAATTCTGTTAATGGTTCATTTTCCTTTTGATTAATTGGATTAATATGATTGTGTTCGTTGTATGTGTCTAGGCTCATAATTTCTATATTTTAGTTCAGCAAATATATGACTATTAATTGAATAAACAATATTAAAAACGTTATTTATATTAAATCTATATAACATAATTAATTTTGTAATTAAATAAAAAGGTGTACATTTGTAGAAATAAAAACAACGAACAATATGAAAATCAACGATACAATAATAGCGATAATAGGAGATAAAAAAGGTGTTGAAGGTAATGTTTTAGATATTGACTTATTTAGAAACAGGATTCAGGTTAAATGGCCTAGAGGATATATGAAAACTTGGATAAAAATTGAAAATGTAATTTTAAAAGCTAATTAAATATGAAAAAACTAACAAATAACGAGCGTAACGCTGGGAGAAAACAAAAATACAATTCTCCAACAAAATTGAAACGTATTCCGATTATTGCCGAAAAGCAAATCGATGAGTTATTAGAGCCTTATCTTAATGTATCACAAACGTTTAAAAAATAAAGAGAAATGAAACTAACAGAGAATTACTCAATTGAGTTCGACGAAAACAACGCTATATTAGTGTTTACAGAAAAGAAAAACAGCGAAAAGAAAGGCGATTATATATCTACTGATAGATATTACTATCCAAACCTTAAAACATGCTTAAACGCGTTTATTCAAAAAGATTTGCACGGCTCAACTACTATTTTGAATGTGATAAATAGACTTGACGAATTAGAAACTATAATTTCAAAAATATCAAAATGAAAACAATATACAACACATTTGTAATAATGGAATCACAAGAGCAATGTGATAAAATGAAACAATTATGTATTGATAATGGGTTACCATATTGGCGCGATTTTGACTTTAAACCTGTTCCGACGCAAACAAATTATGATTGTTTTTATTTTTACGATGGAGAATTCTGCAATTATAAATGCAATTATGAAAATTTAACTGAAATCACAGAGCAAGAATTTATCGAACTTTTAAAACAATCAAAATGAAACAAAAACCTCAAATAATATTCCTTGCAATTGTCGGGGTTTATTTTATTCTTAATTTAATATTTAGATAGTTATGGGATTAGAAAATGAATTTAGTATTTACGTAGATGACAATATTTCATTTTGCGTTGAAATAGCAGAAAATTTTGCTATTGGGTTTGCAGAATGGTGTAATAGTAATTATGGATTAGATAGAACTACTTGGGTTAAGTATGTAGATGGTAAATTCAATAGATACACAACAAAAGAACTTTTAGAAATTTATAAAAAAACATTATGAAAGAACAAAACCAATTCCTAATGCAACGTATCGAAGCGTTAGAGAACGAAAATAAACGATTAAATGACGAATTACGCACTGTTAAAAATTGTGCTTTTAAAGTACGTTTAAGCGATGTAAATTTCGATAAACCATTGTCAGAAATCGAAGTAGATTATTCAATTGTAAAAGTAAATTAATTATGGAATTTAAAGGAACAAAAGGGAAGTGGAAAAGGGACGGGAATATTTTAAATAATACATCGCCTGTTGAAATTATGTGTGGAACAAAAATAATAGCTCGGGTAGTCGCTTATGAGTTCTATCACGTTTTTAAAAACGAGGCACAGTCTAATCTTAAATTGATAGAATCAGCTCCAGAAATGTTTGAAATGTTGAAAGAATTAAAAGATAGACTAGAATACTATATGGACGAAGTTAGTGCTTTAGAAATCGAACAACTATTAACCAAAATAACAAAATAACATGGCAGCACTTATAATATCAATAGCATTATTACTGATTTTATGCATAATCCTTGCCAGAAAAGTAATCCGGCAAGAAGAGGAAATTTTTGATCTAAAAGTAAATATTTCAGAAAAAAATAAGCTTTTAGAATGGCAAGATGAATTAATTGAGGAAATGGATAAAAAATAAGCTGAGTTATAACGTCCTGCGGCTACAATTTCGGCAGCCTATCCAGCTACGAGATTTCGGCTGCTGAAATGTAACCGCTGTTAGTGGCAGGACGGCAACAAGCGATAAACATTAATAAAAAAAATAAAACAAGATGAAAATAGTAGTCGATGAATTTGAAAGAAAATATTTAAAAATAGGCAAGACATTTATTAGATGGGCAATACCTAGAGAATGCAGATACAATGGTTATTGGGATTCTGGAAGCTCTGGAATGTACCAACGGAATACTAGATATTTCTGGATTACTTTAAAAAATAATTGTGGCATTATGTGGCATCGTAACTGGTGGCTTAATTATACGGATGTTTAGTAGTCTTGCCACTAACGGCGGATGCTACACGATGGCTGGGAAAAGCACACACCCAGACTTCGGATAATGACAGATTAAAAAGGCGCAAAACAAACTTTAAATTTAACCCGAAACCCAGCTATTGTGTAGCATATGTTACCAGTAGTGCGGTTCTTAAAACTGAATTTGTTATGAACGTTAAAGAAAAAATAGAAAAATTAATACTTGACTTTTCTCCTTATGTAGATTATGAAGGTGATGATATTCTTTCTGAACAAGAAAAAATGTTTAAAAACGCAAAAGAATGTGCAAGAATTAACGTGAAAAACGAATATTATTGGTTGAGAGAAATGCTTTTTGAATTAAGAGCTTGTCATACAATTGAAAATGGGAGAGTGTATTTAGCTAGACTGGATGCTTTGATAAACGAGGAAAAAAGAATACTTGATTTTTTAGATATATTTTCTTTTGAAGATTACTCGTAACAATCTCACATAACGTTAAAACTATACTGCGGTTGCCTATTCGGTTGCGTAGATTCGGCAACTGCTGTATAGTGATTGTTAGTAGCTGGACGGCAATTTTAAAACAAATATTAATTATAAAACTAAACGAAATGACAATACAAGAAAAAATTACAGAAGCATTTGATTATTTGAGAGAAGATTTATCTTATGTAGCAATGATTGGAGTTGTGGAATATGGAGATATTGACCCTAATAAATTCAAAAAACAAGATGTAGAAGAACAAAGCTTTAATCACGAATACAATTGGAGTGAAATTTATGATGAAGATTGTGGGCGAGGTGAGTTTTTAATACCATTTTACGACGATGTTTATATGTGGTTTGAATATAACTCGTAGTCTTGTCACTAACGGAAAAGCTAACCGATGTTCAGGAAAAGTAAGAACTGAATTTCGAGTAATCACAAATCTTACAGACACAAAACGACAATTAAATTAAACCTAAAGCCTGAATAGCGGTTAACGTATGTTATCACTTCGGCTTTTTAAAATGCAAATATTATGATATTAAAAGAAAAAGCATATAGATTAGTTCAAGAATTTGCGTTGTCAGATTACAATTCTAATTTATGTTTAGAAAAATCAAAAAAAAATGCTATTTTTTGTGTTCAAAATGAATATCATTCTTTAAGAGAATTGTTATTTGAATTGAAGTCTAAAGGAATTGAATTTAGTGAAAAACTATATCCTGCATTAATACAAATATTAATTGATGAAGAAAAAATATTAAAGGAAGAAATTGAAAAAATTAAAATATTATGAAATATGTTCACGTTTTAACTGGAAAAGTAGGAACTTTTGTAAAAGAGTTTAATAATTATTATGGGCGTGCAATTATGATACGATTAGACGGTGGTCGAGAGTATTACGCCCCCGCACACGAATTTAAGCAGTTACACTCAAGCTGAGTGATAACGTTTCGTGGCTACAGTTTCGGCTTGATGGGATAAAGAAACCATCTTTCGGAATTGCCTAAACAATACAAGTACAAACAAATTTTTAAATTAATCAACAGTGCGAAAGCTGAAATGTAGCCACTGTTATAAGCTGGTTTTTTATGCGACAAAAAATAGTTTTAGTAGGATGTGGTAACAGTCTTGGACTCGCATTTGCATTGCAAAGTATTCAACAAATTCATAAGCAACAAATTGAAATTGTAATTGCTAATGATAAAAAACAAATTGAAGAAATGCAAAATAAAGCGTTTGAACCCGAACCAATTCAAATACATAATTTTAATAAAGAATGGTTTGAACCAAAAATAAATGATATTCCTAGAAATAAATATTTTGACAAACCTAGAAACAACTTTAAAAAACGATAAGTTGTCGTTTAGGCAAACTAGCTTATAACGTTTCTCGGCTTGCTTTGTTGCGGAAAAGTAAGCCAAAAGTTTAGATTAAAAAACAAAATTAACAAACACAAACCGAATATCGGTAAAGCACTAAACCGCAATAGAGCAAAACCGATGTTATAAACAGTTAAATTATGACACAAGAAGAATTAAAAACTTGCTTAGGGCAGTTATTAAACGATTTAAGAGGAAACTGGGCTTATGATTACTCAGAAAGATTAAATAAAGCTATGGTTTTATGTAATTCAATAGAGGATTACACAGGAGATATAGAAAGAAAAATTGAAGAAGAACTTGAGGGTGATTGTGACGGAAGAACTTTTAGAGGAGCATCATTTTACGGATATTCATCAGAAGAAGGAACTACAGAAGAAGTGAAAAAATGGTTAGAAAATAATTTATCTCATCCAGAATATTGCTCTGTTTTGGATTAATTGTTTATAACGTTCTCTTGCTACAAGATGCCAGCCTATGCGGTTGCGTATATTCGGCTGGTAGCTTGTAGCAAGTGTTATGCCTAGTACGGCAAAAGTAAATATTAATAATAAAAAATATGGGAAGGAAAAAAGGAATAAAAAACGGAGAAAGCCAGCCAAATTTACAAAATTGTCATTACTGCGAAGGTACTGGAGGTTATTTCGGAAAAAGTTGCGGAGCTTGTGATGGAACAGGAGAGGAAAGAGTTAGAAAGCAATTGCAAAAAGTTTATAATTCTAAAAACAACCTGCCAATAAATTATAACTTAAATTGCTTAAATACCTACGAGTCAGAATCGTAGTATTAGGCATAACGCTCTGTCGCTTGTAGCAGGACGTTGATTCAAGACAAATCATACAAGCAAAAACTAATTTATAAATTAAACCCGACCACTCAAACACAAGACAATGCAGTCTTGCTACAAACGACTGTTATGGTGCGTTGTGGGTTGCTAAAACTAAATGTTATTATGAAAAAAGTGTACAAAGAAATTGAATTTGGATTCGGAAATATCGAATCAGCGGTAAAAGAATTGAAAAGCCATAAAGAATTGGTTTTTGGTATATTTAATGGACAAAAATTATATTCCGATATTGATGATTTAGATTCTGCTTATGTAAAAATTACAGGTAAAACAAAAGCTGAATGTGATGAAGCAGAAAGAAAAAGAAGCGAGGAATACCAAGAACAAAAAAGAAAGCACGAAGAAGCAATTCCTGAACTAACAAAACAATGGATTGAAAAAGGAAAAGAGATATTGGATGAAAAATATCTTGAATTATGGGTAAAATGTGTTCCGATTAGATTAGGAGATTTATATCAAGGAATGGAATTAGGAAATTGCCTTGAAATAGTTGAACAATTAAACAAAGGCGAAGAACTTGAAAAAGTAAAACCGCTTATTGAAAATCAAGGTCATTCAGGAATGTCATTTGGACTTGTTTGCTCAATGGTAAATTCGTTTTGTGATAGAGGAACGGAATTTACTTCATACGTGAAATAAAGTTCTTATGAATGATAATCGAGCAATGCACCATAACGTTGAGCATAACTCTAGTTACGGGTTAAGTAAGCCGAAACTATAAATACAAAAACCGTATCACTGATACAAACTAAACTATAAATTCAAGACAGAAACCGTAATTAGTGTTATGCATTGTTAGCGGTTCGGTTTTATAACACCAAATATTATGTCAAAAAAAGTAACAAATAAATTATTAAAACTAACTACTAAATTTATGTTAGGTATTCCAAAACGTAAAGAATTAGAAGATTTAGCAAAGTTTCAAAATGAAATAATAAAAGAAATTCAAGATAATATTCCTGAAATGTTTGAGCAAATGGTTGAGCAAAGAATTAAAGACTTAGAAAAAGAAATAGATACTTGTAGAAATCCAATGCGTGAATATAATTTAAGCAAGCAATTGTCAAATTTATTTGAGTGCAAAGAGAAGATTTGGAGTGGTTATTACAATGCTTCTCACTAAACTGACCGCTAACGTTTTTGCTATAAGACGGTTGGGATAGAAATTCCCCAAACTTCGAGCCAAGACCCAAGCATTCGGATAGTCCAAATGTTTAAATTAATCACAATACCCAACTGTTTTATAGCAATTGTTATAAGGCGGTTTTTTAACACCAAATACGATGGATGTAACTTTTGAAGGGAATACAGCAACAGGAAAAGACGAATGGCTAACGCCACCGCAAATTATTAAAAGTCTAGGAGAGTTTGATTTAGATCCGTGTTCTCCAATAAATAGACCTTGGGACACGGCAAAAAAGCATTTCAATATAAACGATAATGGCTTAATGCAAAATTGGGAAGGTAGGGTTTGGTGTAATCCACCATACGGAAAGTATGCAGAACATTTTTTAGAAAAAGCATCAATGCACGGAAATTGTATTGCTTTGACTTTTGCTAGAACTGAAACGAAAATGTTTTTTAGATGCGTTTGGGAAAAAGCAACCGCAATATTATTTATAAAAGGCAGATTGAGTTTTTACCACGTTACAGGAGAAAAAGGAGGGACAGCAGGTGCGCCAAGTGTGTTAATTGCTTATGGCGAAGAAAACGCTGAAATCCTTAAAAATTGTGACATTAAAGGTCGTTATGTACGTCTTTCGTAAACTGCCTTATAACTACTCGCTAACAGCTACAAATGTATTACAATTATGAAATTTTACACTAAAACAAAGGTTGTGCGTATTTCAGAAAGTCAATTAAAAACACTTCAAAAAATGAAGTCGTATAACGTTGATGTTGGTAAATTTATTCGTGATGCAATAGCGGAAAAAATAAAAATGGAATATGATAGTCTAATTCCAAAAGTTAAATCTAAATGCCCTTTCTAAAACTAGGCAATTTAAACCAAGCTAAAACGCCAAATACTAATACTAAAAATAAACCGATGTATAGAAAATCATGATTCTCTCGAATTGTGGCTTTTGTTTTTTCAATGGTAATTGTTTTATATTTAGTTTCTCGTTTCCATACTTCTTTTACAATAGATTTATCATTACTAACAATCGCATTACTATACGTTTTTCCTTCAATAACCATAACTTTCAACGGGTCAAAAGGCTTATACGTAAAAGTATTGCCTAATACTATTTTCGAGCCTGTATCGTATTTATTTTCGATTGCTATGTTTTCTAATTGTTGGGTATCTGTTTTCCTAGTTCCGCATCCAAATAGAAAAGATAAAATAATAATTGCTAAAATAGTGGAAATTAGTAGTCTCATATAATCCTATATTTAATTTCGGCCGATTCTAGTTTTTTATCGTAGCCTTTAATCCAGTAATTTTTTCCGTTATAATAATAAGCAACTTTTTTTGTGTCCCAAATTTTAACCGCTTCAAATAATTTTTTATCTGTTTCAATAAATTTCAATCCTAACCAAAGTTGGTTCATTTCAGAATCTTTGGCAAAATCCCACATTTGATTTACGTCTTTAAAGCCTAATCTTTTCCAATGTTCCCCCATAACCTGCATGCGGCCAATTGAAGTACTTTCCATTGCGGCGGTTGGATTTTTAGCAAAAGCATCATTAAATGATTTCCATTCTTGCCTTTGTATGTCAACTTTGTTTAATGACCAAATTCCAGAAATTAACCGGCTTATTCTTTTAAAATAACGAGGTTCAAACTGTATAATTATTTTATGTGTTTTTGGATCAAATCCTTCTCCATTACTTTCTACGCTATCTATTGATTTTACTTTTGAGACTGAAATATCAAACTCTTTGGCTAAATTTTTGTATTCGTTTTCGGTTATCATAATCAATGCTGTTTTATTTCAAGTAATTTAACTACCAAGAAACCAATTCCAGACGCTCCTAATATTCCAAAAAACCATTTTATAAAAAGACTTAATTCAACTAAATTTAAGACTATCTTTTCTAAAGAATCAACTTTGCTTATTGTTCTACTAACATCTTGAACAAGTCCATCATTTCCATTTATAGTATTACCTACTAAAGTATGCTTTATTTCTAGTAATAATTGTTGGTTTTCTGCTGTAGATTGTTCTTGTCGTGTTAAATGTCTAGTTAATTTTTCAACGTCGTATTTAATTGCTTTTAAATCTTCCATGCGTATTAGTAGGTTTTTTGTTTGTAAAATAATCTAACTATTATTACCGAAATAATTATAGCCATTTCTTTAGCGTCAAAATGCAACGGGTCTAAAAATAATTCTTTGAATAAGTTCCAAACCGAAAGCCATAATAACACAAATTTAACGAAACTATACTTATCACCAATGAAAATATACAAAGAAATTAACATAAAAAATAAAGCCGTGCCAATATAATAAAAGCCGTGAACCATATCGGCGGCCACGGCAAATACTAAAGATAGATATAATATTAATTTATTATCTATCATTTGGCCTGTCTGTTCCAAGAATACTTTGAGTATCAGTTGGTTTAGTCAACTCCAATTTTTTACTAAAAGCTGTCCAAATCAAACCTACAACTAAAATAACTTTAGTTACTTTTGGAGAAATACCCAATTCTGCCAATAATCCTGAATTTTCAGCCAATACCCCGTAAAGAGTATCTAAAAGCGCGCTCAATGTAATGAGCCATGTAATTAATCTTGTTTTCATATTATATTTAATTTTAAAGTTACATTTTTTCAAATTCAACACCGTAATAACCCGCTTTTGTCACGTCGTCTAATAATACCAATTGCAGTAAATAATCGTCTAAATCATCACCTGTTAATGTCGTAGGATATAATAATTTTAAAGCTGCTTTTTGCTGTTTGTATTGAGCAAAAGTTTTTTTATGATAGTAAATACACTCATCGCCATTTCTATTCTTATGAACTTGAAAACTTTCATTTTCTAATCCTTTATTTAAAACTAAAATATCCTTAGTCTCAAATGTAAACTCACGTGTTTCTGAATTTCTGTCAGTTTGTTTAATTCTGATTTGAATAAATTCCTCTAGTTTTCCCTCACGGTCATTTACTAGAATTGCTTTTGTTTTAGATATTACTTTCATGTTATTCTGTTTTATAAAGTTATGCCTGATCCCCCGTTATAATGGCTAGCTATTTCGCTTAACGTCAATGCTCTATTAAATACAGATGCGTTATCTAATCTACCTATATACGCATCTGTGTTTGATGTCCTGTTAAACATCCTTCTAGTAGTTGCTGATAATGGATTTGTTGAAAAAGCCCATGCATTCATCAAAGCGCCGTTTTGATATAATTTCACATAGGTTCCGTCATACGTTATGGTTATCATAACCCAGTCATTCAAAGGTAGGGGGTTGGATAAAATGTAGTTATTATAATTTGTATTTATAAACCACCCTACGTAGTTATTGCTTTTTAGCCATATACCAAAACCGGCGCCGTAATCTCCTTGTTCGAATATAGATATGTTATCTACAGTTGTATTGCCCATTCTATAACACCATACGTTCATTGTAAAATTACCTGTAATAGCCGCAACTCCTGTCGCATTTAGATTTTGACCCGCAGATGTTGAGGCGTATGAAGTTCCTAACTTACCCGTTTGATTTATTGTTATTCCTGTGTTTGTTAGGTGAGCAGCTCCATAACTATCATTCGCTAAAGTGCCTGTTATCTCATCTAATTTATATAATGAAACTAACCCATCCCATAATGTAGATATACTTGTTTTTTTTGCAAAATTTTGTCTTGCAAATAAATTATATTGTGCGTTTCCAATAAAACCACAAAGCAGTAATAAAATTATATACTTTCTCATAATGAACCTGCTGTTAAATATTCGTTAGAAACTCCTGTATTTACTATTGTATGGCTTAATTTTTCTGCCATTGTTGTCCCTGTATTATTTATTAAAACTACTGAACCTCCTAATGCGTATGTCATTGTGACGCCTGTTTGAGTAGAAAAAGAACAATTAAAACCACTCATTAGGCCATTAGGCAAAGTTACCGTACACGATGCGGTTAATAATATTATAGTCCCGTTATCGGTATTTGCAAGTGTTGTATTTGTTGATATTTTACGGACGATTAATTTTGTCAATGCCAGTTTTCCGCTTTCCGTAGGAGTATTAATCGTAACGTTTCCTATTAAATCAGGGTTCTGAAAAGTTGTAAAAAAAGTTTTCGCACTATTCAATAAATTTAAATTACCTGCTTTTACAGAAAATGACGGGGTAGCATCTGCATATATTTTAGTTGAAAATTCATCATCTGAAAAATATATACTGTTGTAAGTGCCTGTTGTTAAACTTTTAAATTTAATCTCTCCGTTGTCTAATGTTTTCAATCCTGTAAGCGTTTGATCTCCTGCTAATTTAACTACATCAACATCATTTGCCGGCGTATATCCTAAAGCCGCCACGATATTACTATAAGTCAAAGCAACACTACCATTACCAATAATATTTCCAAATTTATCAACTGGCACGAATTGAGCTGTACCACCTGCAACCGCACTTGCTAAATTAGTTGTACCTTGTTGAACTATTAAATAACATCTAAACACAGCATTATCAGCAATATTTTGTTCAGTTACAAATGGTTGAGTAGGTAAAGACATGACAGCGTCATTAAATGACGTATAAACAGTTTGCCCCGGTTGTATGCGTGCTATTCCTGATTGAAATAAATTAATCCTTTGAACTGTCCAACGACTGCCAACTGGCACGGCTGTTGAAACTCCGCCAACATCATAAATATTAGGATTAATGTTTTGTGTGTCTGCTGTTTGAACTCCATTTTGAAACCTATACGCAAAAGTTATAGCGGTTTGAGCGGGTATTGTTAATTTATGTGGGTTTAAATAATCTGCTGAATTTATACCCATTCCGAAAATATCTCCTGACGACTTATTCAACATTAAATTTGCGCCGTTCGCACTGTAAATATTGCCGTTTTCATTCAAGAAGCCAATAGCCTTCATAAAATCGTGCAGTTGATTTCCAATTGCAACTATCGGAGCTTTTATCTCATTGGTATTATTTATTGTGGTGTGATTTGGATGTACTACATTACCAACTAAAGCTAATGTACGCCTTTGAGCGTCTGTAAAAGGAGATGCGCTCGACACCAAAGCTCCATTAATGTCTAACGCTACATAAGTACTATTTGCCGTTAATAGGTAAGCAGGGCTTAATCCCGTTGCACCCGCATAAGATATAATTTTAACAACTGGTTGAGTCAAGGTTGAAAAATCAGTAACCACGTAATAACCTGCTGCGATATTAAACTTTGTAGGGTCTACATTTACCGATAATTGCAATCCTTGTAGAAATCCAGTAGGTAAGTTTAGTTTTTTATTTAAACTATCTTGAACCGGAATTGAAATAGGGATGTTGTTTACCGATGCTTTTCCATAAGTACCGTCTGCACCTTGAGTTACTAACGTGTTTGGGTTTGTGATGGTTTGCGTAGAATTGTTTTTTATTCCGTAGTCAAATTCCTGTTCTTGCCCTGTACTTACTTGCCCGTATCCCGCAATCGATAAAAGTAAAAATAAAAGTATTTTTTTCATTGGTGTAATTTATTATTTGTATTTAGACTTGTTAAAGATAATATTTAATCCTAATTCTTTGCCCTGCTGTTATTGTTTTTTTAAACGTTACCGTTATTCCTGTTTGTGTAAATGTATTCAAGTCAGATGCATATGATGGGTCTTCTAGAAACTGAACCGCTTCGTTTATATGTGCTTCTATCGCAATTGCACCATTTGGCAATATATAGCTTTGTCCTGCTCCCGGATATCTTTGATTTATAATTGCTATAACTGTACCATATCTGGCATCTGTTTTTATACGTATATACTCCCATAGAGTAGATTTCCTTACTTTCTTACTTGTCCCTTGTGTACTTTCCGAAATATCAGATATATCTACAGCGTAATCCCAGTCATTATCATCTAATGCAGTTAATTCAGGTAGTGCTGTTAATTTTCTATTAGCCATTTTGTAAAATTAAATTATCATTATTTTCCAATATAAAAAAGTCTAAATTTTGCAATAGTAAATAATGTTCGACTACCGTATCTTCTTTAATAAACCCAACTGTTTCTAAATCTACCACAAAAATAGCTTCTTCTTTTTCTTTTCCTGTAAAGTTTATTCTAAACCCGTTTAAAGAAGATTTAGAAAAACCGGTTTCATATACAATAGTTCCCGCCTCCATTCCATTATGTAAACCAAAAATCTTATAAATTCCGTTATTGTCTAAATATAAAATTCTAAAATCTATATTTTGCAACAACTCAATCTCTTTAGGGTCTGCTCCTTGAAAAGCTACTGAAATACTTTGATTAAAAAACTTACCCCCATCTGTTTGCTCCATTGATTCAGAAGCATTCGAAGCCTCCACGCTATGAAACGAATAAATGAAAGTATCAGGAAAAGAAACTAATATATTGCCGTCTGTTAAAATTTGGCTTCGAGAATATTTCACATATTTACATAGCCAAACTTTTCGAACACCTCCGACGCTGTCTTTACATTTCCTATTATATCCGTTTACAATTTCCATCCGAAAGAAACTTTTATTTTTTGAGCATCTACTTCATCCTGACATTGTTGATATTCGGTCAATGAGTTTTTACAAATCCACTTATTGAAACGCCCGATATACATTTGTGCCAAGTTGTGATATTTACCAGCTAAATATTGGCATTCCTCTTTTGAAACCACTTCTATTTTATCGCCTGTATGTTTTACAACTCCCCCGTTATCTACCGTATAAGACGCAATCTCAATGTACTGTGCTACAGCTTCATTTTTAGTTATTGGTTTAATTAAATCAGTGTATAATTCCAAATACAAGCCGGATAAAGTATCGTTTTCTTTATCTGCTTTTATTTTATTATATAGTATCGATCCTAATAACGGTTCGATAACCGATATTTGAGCGTCTGCAATGCAAAAAATATATTTGTCCGTGTCCGTGTTTCCGCTTAAAATAGTGGAACTGGTCATTTCTTCGGGTGTTATAAAAAGTAATTCAGCCATTTTATCTTTTCTTTAAAAATCCGTTGTTAGGCATATCCATTGGTTTAACTGTACTTAATGGCTCGGTGCTTTTTGGTATTTCGGTTTTAATTCCTAATTCTTTTAAACCACGAATCATTTTTTGAGCCTGTTCTATTGTGATGTATTTATTTGATTTTTTCAAATATACTTTTCTTTGCCAAAAATGATGGCAATCCCCACCGCCTTTATATTTTAAAATATCGTATGTGTTTGCGCCTTCTGGTCCCCAACCCGGGTTAACGGCTTTTTTACTCGCTAATTCAATATCTTCTTGTCTAAAAACCCTTCCAGCCGTTATCATTTTTTTACAAAATTCCCTTTCTGGGTTTAGACTCCCTGCATATTCGAAACGAACTTTAAAAGTATCGTTATCTATTTCACTTGGCGCAAGTGGTAAATTACTTGGCACACTTGCTAAATTTAAAGGAACTGAATTTTCATCATACTTTTCAACATCGATTAAATCATATTCGCTTAAATCCTCAACTTCTCCTAATTCGATAAACTCATCTAAATCACTCTTTTTTTTTTCATCGTGAGAATGTAATTGAACCGTTTTAGGCTCGGTAAGCGGTGCAAAATACAAATCCAACATTATGCCGTAAAAATTAATTACTTCCTCAAAAGCTTCTATAATTGGCGTTTGTTTAGGTTGTATAACACGCTTCATTAATTGCGCCTCGGCTTCGTCTAATTCGTTGGCATTGTTTCCGAAACCACCATCCGACATAATGCCAAATAACTTAGGACTCACAACTTTATGACCCGTCATAATTTGCTGTCTGCTTTCGCCTGTTAAATACTCCCATTGTTTGTGTTGAGCGTCATTAACTGGGAAAGGAACAACTGTTATAGGTTTGTCGCCTCCATAAAAATCTAAAATAAAGCTGTTTGCATTTGGAGACCCTGTTACTTTTGATTTTATTTTTCTTTCGAACTCGTCTTTATCTTCTGGAGTTCTTGTACCTCCGTCCGGCACTTGAATAATATAACCCGCAGACAATCCTTTTTTAATAGAATTAATGTAAAAATTAGCAAGCTCTTCCTCCATTTCAGCATAAGGCAAGGCGCTCAAATAATCAGGATCACTAAAATAGTTTTTTCCTGCCTTGTATGGTTTTATACAATAGATTTCAATGTTTTCGTTTGAAGTTCCAAATGACGGATATGGAACAGGCGTATATTTTTGGGTATTGCTCCAGTCTTTAGAATGCCAGTAAGTTTCAATGACACCATCCTCGTTTTCCAATGACGGTACAATTTGTTGTTTTGGTATGTGATAAATTGAGCCTAAACTTTTTTTATCTTTTGCTTTTATAACTTGAAAAGAAGCCTCTCCAAATAATTCAAAATCTGAAACTATTTTACGAACTTCCTTTGGTCTTAAAATCGACAGGAAATTAACCCACGCACTTGTATTATTGTTTCTACAACGTAACCCATTACCGTAAATAAGATTGGCATAACTGTCTACAATTGCAGCGTTCGTTGGTGAACCATTGAAACGGTCTATAATGTATTGATAAAATTCATTATTCTTTCCATTCAAAACCCAATTCTTTGCTTTGTTTTCTTGTAATTTAGGCCTTACATAGTTGCTTAGCTGAAATAATCTTATATCGTTACTCATAATAGTAATGGTCTTTTGTTGCTTTAAATTCTTGTGTATTTTGTGAGGTTACAAATATTTTATCTCGGTAAATTACGTCTGTACCTTCTGATATTTTTAATTTAAACTTTTGATTCTCTATGCATACCAAATCGAATGTCATTGTAGCCAATCCATTTGCAAAAACATATAGATTATCAATTGTTTGTTTAGTCTGTAATGTTTCATCGTACAGCTCTAAAGCTAATTCGCCCGATGGAATAAATCGAGGGATAAAATTAAAGCCGTGTGTCGTGTTTGTTGGTAATAAAACTATCATACTATTAAACAAAAAAAACCCCATTTTGTTACAAACAGGGTTTTAATTACTAATCCAAAAAATATCTAAACCAAAGCCAAAAATGCTGCCGCTGTTGCAGTGTCTAATTTAGGCGACAAGCTCCCTGTTGTAGATACACCCGTCAAAGTATATCCATTCAATTCTGTTTTCGCTCCTCCAGTAGACTGAACCACCGTAAAATCAATACCGTCATCAATTCCGATTGCGTGATAAATTCCGTTTCTGTCTTTTACTACTGCCATAGGAAACCCATAAGCGAGTAAGTTCATTTGTGCGGATGTGGTTGCATCAACTTTTTTTAATACAAAAGTACTCGTTTGGGTATTTACCGAAGTCCCCGTGTTCCTGTCGCTCGGCATACTTTCAGAAATGTTGTTTCCGTCACCTTCTAATTCGTATTCAAAAACCGCAGTAAGCAAAGGGTTAATTGCTGTCGCAATTCCTGCCGCTACCGTAAACGGGTCTTCGACAAAATTAAAAAGATACAAAGTAGAAACACCTCCTAAAGATTGCTTACACGCTTTTAAACGTCCTGCTGTTAAATCACAAGCCATAATTATATATGTATTATTTAAAGGGGAAACTAATCCCCCTTTGTTTCTAATTTAACTATGCGATAGGTCTTGCCCAAACGATTTCAGCACCGTTGTAGTACCCTACTGCGGCATTGTAAACCATTGTACCGATAATCTTACCGTTCAATAATGTTTCGTCTTGGTCAACCATTCTAACTTCGTTGTGGTCTGCTAACAAACCAGTTGCGAAGATCAAATTTTTAGGCTCTGCAATTACAATTGTGCTTGCTGGCAATCCGTTAACTTCTTCCAAAGTATATTTTCCGAATTTTGGCGTAGTGTTCGCATCTCCACCCAATCCGTTGGCGATTCCTTTTGATGCAAGATAAAAACCGTAGTACATAAACACGTCTGGAGAAACCCCAATTTTCAACGTGCGTCTGCGAATGTCTACAGGGATAGCTGCCAAAGCCAATTTCAATGATGCCTCTACATTTGCTTCTGTGATTGCATCAACATCAACATCGATAACCGTTGCATCTGCCAAAAACAATTTCAAGAAACCGTCGAACTCGTCTGCATTTGTTCCGTCACCGTTCCAAATATTATCGTCCAATTCCTCGGCTGTTTGTCCTAATTTTTCAACAAGGATTGCATCCATAATGTCTTTTGGTGCGCTGTCGTTGTGTGCGCTTGCTCCCATAGACTCTTCGCTCCATTGCGCTCTAAAGTCTTCCTTGCAAACTTCCCAGTCGTCCTTGAATTTTTTAGGCTCTAAAACTTTTTCGCTCAAAGTGATTGCGCCTGCTGGAACGTGTCCACAAGTGTACTCTCTTTTACCGCCTGTTAATACGATTTTACGCAAATTCAATTTGAAATTTACGTTAGGAAAAACGGTTACAAATCCTTTTGCGATTGTGTCCGCTTCCTTAAATGCTTGCCCAACTATTTCGCCAGCTTCTTTGCCCGCGTAGTTAGAAGTAACTGTTACTGTAGTTGCCATATCTAATTTTTGTTTTTATTAATTGTTAAAAAAATTCTTTCTTGTTTTGTCATTTTTGAAAAGTCAACTTGCACAGGCGTGCCTTGAATTGGTTTGCTAGCTGGTTGTTTTCCTAATTCTGCAATTTGGTTTTCCAAGTCTGAAATTTTTGTTTCTTGCGCTGTGTATTTAATCAAAATTGATTTAATTGCACTTTCGATTTCGCTTGCAATTTTAGCATCGTTTGAAACTTTACCATCTTCGCCAGCTTCAACTACTGGAGCTGGTTCTTCTTCGGTTGCTGCTGGCTTAATTTCTCCAACTATGCCTTCTACTGTTACAACTAAAATAGTTCCATCTTCCATTGGGTGCTCTCCAACAGGAACAGGAACTTTTGTTCCATCGTCAGCGGTTACCCAAATAGCGTCACCGACTTTCATTTCTTCGCCTTCAAATTCAATAGTAACACTTCCATCCATAAGCTTCATAGAACCAAGTTTAACCTCGTTTTGCTTTGGTGTCAACGCTAAAAGAATTCGCTCTAATAAACTAATTTCTTTACTCATTTTTATTTCTGTTAAATTTAATACTTCCCCATTTTTTACTTCGATTTCAATATTAGTCATTAACTCATATTTTCCATCAGGTAAATCTTTACCGTCTAATGTTTGAACGTTGCAACCTCTTGTAATCATTGCATCTTTAAACCAAATATCTAAACCGCTTGTCGTTTTGTTTTTTGATAATTTTACTTCTTCAAGTGATAACATCGCATCGATTGAAAAGCCTTGTACTTTTCCAGTCTTAACATAATCATTCCAAACCTCGTCACTATCTACTTTCATAACCGCAACCCAACTACCTTTTGGATAACTAAATCCAAAATTATTACTTTTGTCGTTGGTTGGATTTTCAACTATCCAACTTTCTGTAAACGTAACGCCTTTAATATTTTGGTCTATGTCGTGTTCGATTGTGGAATTTGAATGAGAATTGTTTTTAAAAAAACCATAAGACAAATCTTTAATGGTTTCCTCGTTAAACACGATATTGAATTCCTCTCCGTTTTGATTTCTATAAATCGGTTTGTTAGGCTCTAAAACTAAACCCATTAAAATACGTTGCTCTTTATCAACTTCTTTTAATTGCAAAGGCTCGTTTTTCGACAACGCAATAAATAAACCCTCCATTGCAGGATTCTCAACTAAAGAAATTCCATAAACTCCTTTGTTTTTTAACGGGTCATATTTTGCTTCGTAGGTTTTCATTAAAACGAATTATATTTAGCAATAGCGGTTTCAGCTTCCTTCCAAGATTGTAAAGCATCATTGTATCCGGGGATAGAACCGACGGCAACACCTAAGTCTTTCGCTCCGTTTTCTGCATTTACTAAAACTTTTCCTAAAATTGGATTGTTTTTAATTACTTCCGAACTTGCATTTTTCATCTGAACATACGCATTTTCATAAGCCGTTATTAGTTTTTGTAAAGCAATAGTTCTGTTTTTCACACCGCCCCCAAAAACTTTTAAATCTTCTGAAATTGCAAATTGAACATTTGTTTCAAACGCTAATTTTATTTCTTCTACTTTCATAATTGATTGTTATTTATAATTAAACTAAATTGTTAATGTATTGTTACAAACTTGCACTCTTAATAATATTTCTATCAAGTTCCTGTCCTGTTGAAACGTTTTTAGAAACGACAAAAGCTTCGATAGGTTGTTGCGTATTAATTGATTGTGCTATTTGATTTGAATTAGTGCCTTGTACTAAATTAAATGACGGTGCGCTAGGTGTTGAACTACTACCACCACCTGCCGAATTGCTACCAGCTTTTTCTCCTTTGGCTATCTTGGATATTTGCAAAGCACTAAATGCCCCAGCAAGTCCAGCTTGTATAAATGGATACGCAGGAAAAAATGTAGTAACAGGTGAAGCGCTTGCTGTAGTAAATGCGTTTTGAACTCCTTGAACTCCTGATATAGTCGCTTGTGTTATTGCTATTGCTTTTGCTACTTTCGAACCCTGTCCCGCTATTTCAGAAATCAACGATAGTGTTTGCATTGCAATATCTACCTTTGCATTTTTTACCTCATTGTCTAAAAATATTTTATCATCACTAGCTTTTTTCTCTGCGTCATACTCGCCTTGAATACGTGCCATAGTGTTAGTTCCTGCCTCAATTTCTTTTTCCTCTCGCTTTTCTATTTCTGCATTTCTAAACTCTGTAATATCCGAAGCTGCCTGTTTAGCTTGTTGGTCAATATCAAAGGCTTTTTGTGCATCCGCTTTTATTTTTTCATCAAGTGCTTTTTTTGCGTCTTCATCCGCTTTCAGTTTAGCTTGTTTTGCTTTTTCTGATGCTGTTTTATTTGCTTCGTCAATTTTATCCTGCGCTTCTTTTGCTTTTTTATTTCTTTCATCAAGCCTATCCTGTTCAGCTTTATTTATTTCTCTGTTAGCTGTTTCTCTAAGGATTTTTAATCTTTCAAGTTTTTGTTTTTCGCTTAAAGTTTCATCTTCGTTTATATCCTTAACGTGTTGGGCATACTTTGTATTTGCTTCAATTTTTCTTTTTGTGTATTGGTCGTATGTATCGCCATAAGCATCTAAGGCAAATTTATTTTTTGTCAAAGTTGTTTCTGCTTGTTTGCCTAACTTGTCTAATTCACGTGAAGCGTCCGAAGTAGCTCCTACAAAATCCGTAACTGTTTGGACTAATTTTGTAAATATTTCTCCAACAACTGCAAGTCCCGGAATAAAAGCCATTACAGCTTTTTTAACTTTGTCGAAGTTTGCAATCAACAAACCTAATCCAATTACTATCAAACCAATTCCAGTGGCGGCCAAAGCTATTCTAAAGGCTTTCATTGCGCCTGTAGACGTGCCTACAACGGTAGTTTGAATAGCGGTCATTATAGAAGCTGCCTTTTGACTTTTGGTAAACAACCACGAAGCTTCAACTGCATCTTTAACTGTCATAGCTAAACCGCCTGTAGCGTCGTTGAGCAATCCCATTGCCCCACCATTATCTAAAACAGATTGAGAACTTGCCCCCATTGAATTAACAACATCTTTATTAGTATCGCTAAGATTTTCTAAAGATGCATCGAGTTTGTTAACTTGTTTTTGAACTTGATCAAGTCCTATCTCTTTAACGACAATATTTATTTGTTTTTCGATTGCCATTTTCTATATATTTTTCTAAAATAATTATCAATTTCATTTTGTCCTTTTGCAATTTCGGTAAATTTACCAGCTCCATAAAACGGATTTGATTGCAGTAATTTTATAATGTCGGCTATCATAATTAAGCGTATTGTGTTACTAAAATTTCAATCATTTCCAATGTTTCTGTGTTGGTAATGGTTGTATTGGTTGCTCTATCTAATCCTGTTAAATTTTCTAAAAAAGAATAATAAACGTTATTACCTTCATAAGTCAACGACAACCACAAAACACCATCAACATCAAACAATGGATTGCCTAAATTATTAACGTAAACAGATTGTACTTGCTCGGTATTGTCAGCAAACAAATTAGTTACTTCCGTTGTCATTGCGCCAAGTACCAAATCAAAAGAGTTTATAAGATTCAAAGAAACTTCACGTGTCAATAAATTTAAAGTATTATTGTCTATTCGATAATAATTTTTTTTTATTTCCAAAACGTCATTCAATTGTAATTTTAACAATATTCTTAACGGTAAGATTGCTTTAAACGGGAATGAACGCCTTTTAATATTAAATATTGATTCAATATAGTTCTTATAATAGTTAGAATACAGCGTTTTTTCGCTTGCAATATTATTCCATTCGTTATTCTCTATGCCAAAATTCAAATTATAGTCTGGTAAAACAAAGTCAACTGAATGCGAAGGTGTGTTTATGTTACCATTCAATTGAGTTCTAACTCCTAAATCGTCTATAAACCCAATTGTTTTACTTCCTATCGCCGTATTAATATTATAAAATATATGCACGTCTGGACTAACTGGTTCTATTTTGTCGTTAAATATTCCTCCATACATTATATTAGTAAGCGCGTTTCCATTTAAATCAATTAATCTTTCGTAAATAATTTGTTCGAAAGGCACTTCTATGCCTAAACTGTCCCCCTCCAATGGTATTCCGCTTGGCGTTCCATTATCGGTTAATAAAGTTGCCTCATCTCCGTAGCCTTGCCCTGTGTTTATTTTGAATTGAGAGTTTAATAATGTCTTTGGTTCTTTAAACGAAAAGTTAATTTCATTTAATAAGTTGCCGCGTGACACTTCTAAACTATCTGTTTTAACATACTTTGAAACATTATAAACACTTCCTTGCGCGTAATAATTATTGAAGGTATCGATATAAATATTATCATAATCGTCTGCAATAACTACCAATTTAAACATCTTGAATAATCCATTTAAAAAGTCAATTAGTTTAAGTTTAGGAAAGTTCATTGATACATTGAACTGCCCTGAAACTGTTTGTTCTGGAAACGATGCCACGCCATTATAAGACTCATAATAAAATTCAATTGTTAGCCTTGAAGTAAATTTAAATTCATCATTAGCCGTTACGTACCAACTATGTTTGGCTGGACTGTTTCTATCAATTGCATAAAAAGTTTCAGTAGTACCGGTTAAATCTGAATAAGCCCCCCAAGGATTTCCATCTAATTTTCTTTCAATCTTGTATGGTACTGTTTCATATCCTGCGCTCGGTACAATTTTCATTAACCCATAAATTCTTTTACCATTAGCCACAAATGTATCTTCTACTAAATCCAAAGTGCCTCCATTGCTTCCAATAGATCCGATGTTTGTAAAATCAATTCTCACCTCGTTGCTATTAGCTAATGAAGTGGAATTATTTGCCCACAAATAAATCTTTTGAAATTGTGCTGTTCCAAAAAAATCACGTGAAAATGTTATATTAAAATCATTCTCAATCGCTTCAATTATTTTTATTAACTGGATTGACGGCTTCAACAGATCCCAATTAACACCGGTATTCGCACCACCTGTATAAGCTATGTTTGCAAGCGTTGCCGTATTTATATTTTCGCTTCCATATCTGTAATATAATTGTTTTTTTACAAATAAATTATAAACTATTGCACCACTAAATAAAGATGAAGTTAATCCTGTTTTTACATTTGATGGACTGTAACCGTGATTGTATGCTGACAAGTCAAGGTCTTTTAATTCGTAATTTTTCAATTTGTCTTTCAACGAAACTAAATTTCCCACGAAATTAATAGTGTATGAACTCGGTTTGCCTTGCTTAACACTTACTTTATTCAATGTCCATTTACCAGTTTTAAAAGGAAATCCATATAGCTCAATACGGCCTGAGTGTTTTATCCTTGCATCAAAAGCATTGTCAATGTTGGCGTTGTAGTAATGTTTGAAAATTATATTGTTGTTATGCGTTGCAGGAACAGTGAATGACTTTGAATAATCAGTCATATTTTTTGTAATGTCGTTTATGTTAGCCACACTCGATGAAAGTTCTACAGACTCATCTTTGAATAAATCCAATTTATCATTTCCGATATATAAACTTGCAAACATTATTGATTGTTTATTTCGTTAAAAGCATACTCAAACTCTACCTCATAATTAATTAATCGGTCTTTCATTCTGGTTTTGTACTCCAAAGATTTAGATCCAAGTTTCAAAGGAATATAATTTGTTCCATCGAACTGCCAAACTCTTTCGCTTAAAAATAATTGCTTCATTGTTTCGTTAATTGATTCATCGACAAATC